GGATTGATACTGTTCTTATTCTTGGTGACACCTTTGATAGACGCAAGTATGTCAACTTCTACTCGCTCCAAAGAGCCAAAGAAATGTTCTTCGATAAATTGGAGAGTATGGGTATTAGTGTTTATATGTTGGCTGGTAATCACGACACTTACTATAAAAACACTAATGAAGTAAACTCTCCAGACCTTTTGTTATCTGAATACACTAACATTAAAGTTATTGATAATCCAGAAGAAATTGTTATTGATGGTACTAAAATTTGTATGATGCCTTGGATATGCCCAGAAAATTATACAGAAAGTCTAGATATGATCAACACAACCCAAGCAGAAATTTGCATGGGACATTTTGAGATCGCAGGGTTTTCAATGTATAAAGGAATGGAGTCACATGATGGTCTCAGCAAAGAATTGTTTGATAAGTTTGATCTCGTTTTTAGTGGGCACTATCATCACCGCAGTAGTGATAAGCACATTCATTATCTCGGTAATCCCTACGAACTTACTTGGCAAGATTTTAATGATCCCAGAGGGTTCCATTTGTTTGATCTTGAGCGACGAGTCCTCGAATTCATACAGAATCCTTATACAATGTTTTCAAGAATCGAATACGATGATAGAGAAAAAGATCCCATCGATCTCGACTCCCTCGACTTAAAAGATAAGTATGTCAAACTTGTAGTTTTAAATAAAACTGACTACTATAAATTTGACAAGTTCACTCAGAAGTTGTATAATAAAGGATGCGCTGACATTAAGATTATTGAAGATCTATCTGAGTTTGAAGAAGGCGAGATAGATGATGAAATTAATCTTGAAGATACAGTATCTGTTCTCTCCAATTTTATTGATTCTGTTGAGACTGATGTCGATAAAGAAAGAATCAAAAATTACATGCGAGGTTTATACACTGAAGCTGTAAACATAGAGGTTGTTTAATGATCGTTTTTAAATCCGTTCAGTGGAAGAACTTTCTATCCACTGGAAATTCTCCGAACAAAATCCTATTAAATAAATCCCCAACAACTTTAATCATTGGTAAGAATGGTGAAGGTAAAAGCACAATCTTAGATGCATTGTGCTTTTCGTTATTTGGAAAACCATTTAGAAATATTAATAAGGGACAACTTGTTAACTCAATTAATGGTAAAGGTTGTGTTGTAGAAATAGAACTTTCTATAGGATCAAAAGAATATAAAATTGTGCGTGGTATAAAACCAAACATTTTTGAAATCTGGCAAGATGGTGAACTTCTTAACCAAGACGCTGCAACACGTGACTATCAAAAGGTTTTAGAACAACAAATCTTAAAATTAAATTATAAGACATTTACACAAGTTGTTATTCTCGGTTCTGCATCATTTGTTCCATTCATGCAGTTAACGCCACTACAACGCAGAGAAGTTATTGAAGACATTCTTGATATTCGTATTTTCTCTACAATGAATTCATTATTAAAAGAAAAAGTGCAGGAGACTAAAGATGCAATACTACGCACTGAGAGCGAAATCAAAAGCGCAAAGGACAAGGTTGAAAACCAGCAAACTATTATCAAAACGATTACCGAAGCGAAGAATGAAAGCATCAACAATATCTTATCAAAGATATCTACTAACAATGCTGAAATTTTACAGACAGAGGGCGAGATCGAATCTATCGTTTCGGAGATCAGCACTCTTAAAGCAAGCATCGATGGTAAAGAAAATGTTACTGAAGACATTGAAAGAGCCAAATCAATTAAAAGTAAGTTACTCCAAAAAATCGAAACTTGTGAACACAACACAGAGTTCTTTAGTGAACATGCAGTTTGTCCTTCGTGTTCGCAAGATATTGGAGAACAATACAAAGAGACAATTATCAAAGGTCTCAATGATCAACTGTTGGAACAGAATGGTAAAGTCAGTGAACTCGAAAAGATCTTGTCCAATCTTAATGAGAAACTATCTGAAATTACTAAAACACAATCAGAAATTACCAATAGAAACATTGAACTATCTACACGAAACTCTACAATCACCTTACTCAATAAACAAATTAAAGAGATGCAGGCTGAAATCGAAAGCGCAAAAACTGATACAACAAATATCGATGAAGAGAAGGGTAAGTTAAAAGAACTTGCTCAACAGGCATTGGATCAGATAAAACAAAAGAATATACTACTTGAACAACGCAACATCGAAGAAGTAGCATCTATTCTTTTAAAAGATACTGGTATCAAGACTGCTATCATTCGTGAGTACCTACCTGCGATGAACAAACTCATCAATAAGTATCTTCAATCAATGGATGCGTACATTCACTTTGAGTTGGATGAAGCATTCAATGAATCTGTTAAATCTCGTTTTCGAGATGATTTTACATATGCAAGTTTTTCTGAGGGTGAGAAGATGCGTATTGACTTAGCCATCCTATTCACTTGGCGTCAGATTGCTAAGATGAAGAACTCAGTCAACACTAATCTTCTATTACTTGACGAGATTTTTGATTCAAGTTTGGATACAGCTGGAACTGATTACTTCTTAAACCTGATGAATCAGTTTGGTGATACCAACATCTTTGTAATCAGCCACAAAGGTGATCAACTCTTTGATAAATTCCGTAGCGTGGTTAAGTTTGAAAAACGCAACGACTTTTCTGTCATAGCCCAACCCTAAAACCTAAGTATTACTTAATTCCCCACTAGCTGTAGGGGATTGTAAGTTGTTGATTTTACAGGGATTTTTCTAGGGCTTGTCTTTAATCCTAAACTGATGCATAATTCACTCTATTGAATCGGAGAAAATTATGTGGAATGACTTTAGTGATTTTGAATTGGCTGAGTTAGCTGGAACTTATGGTCTTGAAGACTTGTTAGTGTTCACTGGTGACCTTTCCCTAGCGAATCGTGATGAGGTCGAAAAGTTTTTGACTGAGTACGAAATGGCAGAAGCATTTGGAGAATAATATGGAAAATAAATCATCTGATCTTTCAGCAAAACTTCTTGCAACAGAAAACCTTTCTGTTGTTCGTGCTAAGCGTAGCACTGCATCTTTTGATGTAAAGAATCGTGTGCTGACACTTCCAATGTGGAAAGACATGACCCCTGAGATTGAAGACATGCTTGTCGGTCATGAAGTTGGTCATGCACTTTATACAACTGAAGAGTATTTCGATCCTATTAAAGAAGATCGAAAAATGATGGGTTACATGAATGTGCTCGAAGATGTGCGCATTGAGAAACTTATCAAACGTAAGTATCCAGGACTGCGTAAACGCATGAACGAAGGATATAAACAACTGAACGATCGTGACTTCTTTGGAGTTAAACAGGTTCAGGCATTCGATGATCTTCTTCTTATCGACAAAATCAATCTATACTATAAGGCTGGTTTCCAGTGTGGTGTGACATTCACATCTTTGGAAAAGCCATTTGTTATTCGTGCTGAGAAAACAGAAACACCTGACGAAGTTATTACTCTTGCCAAAGAAATTTTTGAATTTTCCAAACAGCAAATGCAAGAGAAAAAAGAACGTCTAATGGCTGAAGACCTTGAAGAAGATGAAGAAGAAGATTTTGATGATATGGATATCGACTGGGATGATCTTGACGAAGAAAATGAACAAGAAGATGATCATGAAGAATTCGGTAAAGATACATCTAGTGGTAGAAAATCCAACCAAGTTTCTGATGAAGAATTAGAATCAAAAACAGAACGCAACTTTGCTAAGAAGTTGGAAGAACTGGCTGACTCTGATACAGAATATCACTATCATGAGTTTGATACTAATTATCTCAAGTCTCCTATTGTTGGCTACAAAAACATTTTGAACGAGACCAAAGATTCTTGGGGTGATTCACCTGAAGAAACCATGAAAGAACGTAAGGCATACGATTCATTTAAAGATGAAACAATGCGTGCAGTGAATTATCTTGTCAAAGAATTTGAGATGCGTAAGTCTGCACAGATGTATAAACGTGCTCAAATTTCAAAGTCTGGATCACTAGATATGAAGCGTATCTGGTCTTACAAACTTCAAGATGATTTGTTCAAACGTGTTACTGTTTTACCACAGGGTAAAAACCATGGTATGTTGTTTTTGCTAGACTGGTCTGGCTCTATGGATGGCGTGATTCAGGATACATTGAAACAAGTTATTAACTTGGCTATGTTCTGTAATCGTATCCAGATTCCATATCGTGTTCTTGCATTCACTACTCAATACGATGAACCCACACAATATGGTGACACATATAACAAATGGACTTCTGAGAGACGTGCTAAACATAGTACTAGTAATGTTCTTTCCAATATTGGTTCTAACTTCCACATGTTGGAGTTGTTTTCTAATAAAATGACTTCCACAGAATTTAATACAATGGCTCGTCGTGTCATTAACCATAAATTCCAATGGAACGCAGGATATGGTATGGGTGGCACACCATTGAACGAAGCATTAGTATGGGTGTACTTGAATCTCGGAGAATATATTAAAAATAATTCTATCGAGAAAATGACTCTTATTACTTTGACTGATGGTGATGGTGGTGCATTGTACTCTTCACAGATACATGCAATGAAACCAACTGCATATATTCATACTGATAATAATCAATTTGGATATCAACATGTAAAACAAAAACATTTTATTCGTGATGATCAAACGCAAAAAACTTATGAGTTGACCAGTGAAGCACCTCAACAAACAGAAACGATTTTGCGTATGATTAAAGATCGTTATGGTATTATGTCTGTTGGATTTTATATCTGCCATAACACAAGACGTAATCTTGAGTGTGCAATAAAATCTAATCTTCCATCGTTCACTGGTGATGTTTATTCTCAGATTGAATCTTGGAGAAAAGAGTTTCGTGACAATGGTTTCTCTTCATTGAAAAATACTGGTCGTGATGATCTGTTCTTGATCCCACAGACTGCTACAAAAATTGAAGAGGGTGAGTTGAATGTTAAGGCTGATGCTAACGCTAAGTCTATTGCAAAGAACTTTACCAAATTTTTGAACACGAAGAAGACTAGCCGAGTCCTACTCAATAGGTTTGTGGGCTACGTTGCGTAAGTTGTTGATTTTACAGGGAAAAATAATCCCCTGTAACTTGTAGGGGAATTGCAGAAAGGTGTTGACTTTTATTGCAGTTTAGGGAATAATTCATTATATTGATTGGTTGTTTTTATTATGGAGAATGTGATGGCAAAATCTGATGTGGCTTTTCGTGAGTCTTTTGAAACTAAACTACTGGAAATGTATCCTGATGTTGCAACTCGTGGGCAAGTAAGTCGTCCTGAGTTGATCTCTGTGATGGATGCAATCGGTACTGAGAAGTATCCACTCTGGCTTATGAAGAATAAAGTTGGTCGTGGTTTGTATGCAATTGATGGTGGTACATCAGTTGATGGAAACACCGCACTGAAACCTGTTGTTGAGGAATCATTTAAGGTGGATTACACTAATACTGACTCATTGATCCCCAAGAAGGATCCAAACTTTGTTCCATTTGGTAATTATTCTGATGTGGAAACGATTATCAAAGCTGGTATTTTCTACCCTGCATTTATTTCTGGTCCAACTGGGAATGGCAAGTCAACGATGGTTGAACAAATTTGTGCGAAGTACAAACGTCCTTTGATTCGTGTTAACCTCAACATGATGACTGATGAAGAACAACTCATCGGCACTAAGACTCTTGAAGATGGTAACGTCCAGATTGTCGAAGGTCCAGTGCTTATCGCTATGCGCAATGGTACAACTTTGTTGCTTGACGAAATTGATGCTGGCTCTGCAAATACTCTGTTGTGTTTGCAACCGATTCTTGAGGGTAAACCTTATTACTTCAAATTGAAGAATGAGATGATTGTTCCAAAAGAAGGTTTCAATGTGCTTGCCACTGCAAACACTAAGGGTAAAGGTTCAGACGATGGTCGTTAAATTGGTACTAACGTCTTGAACGAAGCATTCTTGGAGAGATTTGCTGTTACATTTGAACAGGATTATCCTAATGCTAAGACTGAGCAAAAGATTATTGAGAATCTGATGGACTTCTACTCATGCAAAGATGTAGAATTCGCAGAGACATTGGTGAAGTGGGCTGATGCAATCCGTCGTACCTTTGCTGATGGTGGTGTGGATGAGACGATCACTACTCGTCGTATGATCCACATTGTGCGTGCGTTTGCAATCTTTAAGAAGCGTGAGAAAGCAGTAGAACTTTGCTGCAATCGTTTTGACGCTGCAACGAAGACTGCATTCTTGGACTTGTTCGACAAGGTTTCTAATCCTGCAACTGAAGCACAGGTTATAACACCAGAAGTGCCTGTGTCAGATGAGGTTCCATTTTAAACTTGTCTTGCAAAAAATCTTGCTGTATAATTGTATCTTGAACTTTGAAAAAGGAAATTTGTTATGTTGAAATTCGCTAATTTGTCTATGTCCCAAAAGAAATTTGTGGTCGCTGTTATTGAGAGTCATCCTCAGTATGTCGCTGAACCACACATTACTTTGAAAGAGTGTGCTTCCATCTATTACACGATGCGTGATCAGCGCACTGGTACTAAGGGTGAAAAGATTGGTTATCCTAACTGGTTGTTCAATAAGAACAAGGTTGAGCGTGGAGTGTATCAACTCCCTGTTCCCACTGAGGCTGAGTTGTCTCAGTATTCCAAGGATTCTGCTCCAGTCGCTAAAGTTGCAAAAGTAAAATCTGCCAAGGTAGTTAAGGCTAAAGTTGCAAAGGCTAAAGCACCTGCCAAGAAAGCAGTTGTTGCGAAAGAAAGTAATATGGAGATTAATCGTCTCCAAAACATTATCAACGATTCAGTTGAGATTGATTCTGATACAGAAGACTTCAACCAGATCCTTCGTGAGAATGGTATCCAAGTTTAATAGTTTTCTCAAGTCGGTTGGGGTAATGCCATCGCCCCTCCGACTTTTTTTATTTTAAAGATGGTGATAATTATGGAGATATTATTATATGTCGAAGCAAGAAAAATTGTTGGATAATCTAAAGGCTGGAAAAGAATTTACTGCTAAGCAGATCAAAGGTTCTTTCCATATTGCACATCCAGCATCTGCAATTCGTAATTTACGTGAGCAAGGTTATGCTGTTTACAGCAACACCGCAAAATTGCACGATGGTACAGTAACAACTAAGTATCGTCTTGGCCAACCAAGCAAGCGTATGGTTCGTATCGCTAATGCTATTATGGGTGCTTCTGTTTTCACAGCACAACGTAGTTAAGTCGAGGGATTATGACCAGCGATAGAAAAAAACAGATTGATGAGATTAAAGCATCTCAGACAGCAACTACTGGTGGTCGTAAATTTGATGGTGGCAAACTGCAATATGGTTTGCTACCACCACTCGCTTTAAAGGCGACAGTAGAGATACTTACTTTTGGCGCAGAGAAATATGAGCCAGATAATTGGAAGAATGTTCCTGACTCAAAACGCAGATACTTTGACGCAATGCAAAGACATCTTTGGGCATGGAAAGAGGGAGAACAGAATGATCCCGAAACTGGCAAGAATCATTTGGCACATGCAATGTGTTGCCTGATGTTTCTTTATGAACATGATGTATACTATTCTGTTGAGAAAAATAAATTTGACAAATAGGTCGTTTTGAATTATAATATTATGTTAATTGAAAAAGGAAATTTAAATGAAATTATCTAAAGAAACAGTAGGATTGATTAAGAACTTTGCTGGTATTAACAGCAATTTGCTTTTGAAGTCTGGTAATAAATTAGCCACTATTTCGGCTCAAAAGAATGTAATGGCTGATGCAGTTGTTACTGAATCATTCCCTGACTTTGGAATCTATGATCTCAATGAGTTTCTAGGTGCGATGTCTTTGTTCGAAGATCCTGAATTGACATTTACTGATAAGTATGTGACCATCAAAGAAGGTGGAAACAGCATTAAGTATTTTGCTGCAGAAGCAAGTGTCCTTACTGCACCTTCCAAGGAAATTACATTCCCAACACATGAGATTGAATTCACGATGTCTGCAGGCATGCTAAATATGATTCAGAAGACTGCTTCTGTTTTACGTTCAGCCGATGTCTCAATCGTTGGTGATGGCTCTAACATTACAGTTGTTGTTGGTGACAAGAAGAATGCCACAGGAAATTCTTATAGTTCTAATGTAGGAACTACAGATAAAACATTCAAAGTTAATTTGAAAGTAGAGAATCTAAAAATGCTTCCAGGAGATTACACTGTCAGTATTTCTAGTAAAAAAATCTCTCGTTTTAAAGGTACAGGTGACTTGGTTTATTATGTAGCAGTTGAGGCAGATTCTTCATTCGATTTCTAAGGATACGATGAGAACGATTAAAATTGTTGGTGCAGGTACAGCTGGGTTAGTTACTGCTCTAATTCTAAAACAGGGATACCCTGAATATAACATTGAGGTTATTCAATCTGGTAAGATAGGAATAATCGGTGTTGGTGAAGGTTCAACTGAACATTGGAAAATGTTTGTAGATTATTGTGGCATTAATTCTCTAAGAGCAGTTAGAGAAACAGATGGTGCTATGAAAAAAGGTATTAAGTTTGAGAACTGGAATGGAGATGGAGAATCTTATTTCCATTCTTTATCTGACCCATTCTGGACTGAGTACCAATCTGACCCAACACAACGAATGCTTTTCATTAAGTCATTAGTTGTGAGTGGTATAAAAACCCAAGATGTTTTAGTAGACACTAATTTAGTTTCTCAACGTGATGGGTTGATGGCAACAAATCAATATCATTTTAATACATTCAAATTAAATAATTTCCTTAAAACAATTTGTTCTGAAAAGAACATTTCTGTTATTGATGCAACTATCGTTGATTTGTCTTTAAAAGAAAATGGAGATATAGAATCTGTTTTAGATGATACTGGTAATAAACATTTTGCAGATATTTTTATTGATAGTACTGGCTTCAAAAGAGTCCTTTCATCTAAACAAGATGTTAAATGGGTATCATATAAAAAATATCTTCCAATGAATCATGCATTGGCATTCCCAACAGATGATGTATCTGATCTAAAACCTTATACTCTTTCACGTGCACTATCATCTGGTTGGAACTGGAGAATTTCTACACAAGAAAGGTATGGTAATGGTTATGTGTTCTGTGATGACTTTATTGATTCTACTAAAGCCCATGATGAAATTCAGTCAGTATATTCGGAAAAAGTTCAGGTAGCAAAAGATATTAAATTTGATGCTGGACGTGTCGACAAATTCTGGGTTAACAATTGTATCTCTGTGGGACTATCTGCATCTTTTGTAGAACCATTAGAAGCATCTAGTATTGGTAATACAATATTGCAAGCATTCGGTTTGGTTAAATTGATTCCACTTTGGGATCTTGATAAGAAAAAAGCAGAAGATGCATACAACACTAAATTTATTAAATGTTTCGATAACATCGTAGACTTTGTGCAATTGCATTACATAACAAAACGTAATGATTCACCATTTTGGAAAGAACTTCCAACCATGATGGTTAAAACAGATTTCATAGAACAGCATCTAGAAAATTTTAAGAAAACATTACCATTGCAAATGTATTTCGTTAGTGACTCTAATATGTTCCAAGCAGCTAACTGGGCACAAGTAATGCACGGACTAAAACTTTATGATGAAGATTATATTAGAAAAACATTAGCTGAAACTACTGGTGATAATTGTTATAACATTATGCAGTCAATGTATAATGAATATCTAGATAATGTTCAAAGAGGATCTTATATGGAGCATAAGGTTTTATTAGAACAAAATAGGATTGTAGTGAAACTTGATAGGTAATAACTTGAAGGAAATATATTATGAAACATGAAGGAACTGATTTAACACCCACGCTAAACAATGAGTGGATGTATCAAACACTTTGGGTAGAAGACTTAGTCAGCGATGACGAACCAGATGCAAAGACTGTCTGGAGACACGTGCTTCGAAATGACTGTTATGTTAAATCTGAACGACAACATATCGCATCACATCTTCTAAAAGATAGTGACTTTCGCAATATGACTACACGTCTTTATATCCAAAAAGAAAAGAATAATAAACTTCATGGAAGATTCGTTTCGAACTACGAATTGACTGACCTTTTGACTAGAGCAAACCTCCATAACTTTACAGCGGAACTTTGATATGATTGAATCTCGTGATGACCAGTTTCTCTGGGTAGAAAAGTATCGCCCACAGACTATTGATGAATGTGTACTTCCTGAGTCACTAAAAAATACTTTTAAAGAGTATATTTCTAAAGGCGAACTTCCTACATTTTTGTTCTCTGGAACTGCAGGTGTAGGTAAAACTACTGTAGCAAAAGCACTTTGTAACGAAGTTGGTGCTGAATATCTAATGATCAATGGATCCGATGAGGGTCGTTTATTGGAAACTCTCAGAGTTGCCATCACTGGTTTTGCAACTACTGTTTCGCTGACTAATGCGAAGAAGGTAGTCATTATCGATGAAGCAGACTATATGAAAGCAGATACTGTTCAACCAGCACTGCGTTCATTCATTGAGGAATTTAGTAACAACTGTCGTTTCATCTTCACGTGTAATTATAAAAATCGTATCATTGAACCACTTCATAGTCGTTGTTCAGTTATCGACTTTAAAATTGATCCTAAAGATAAACAAGAACTTGCAGCAACTTTCTTTAAACGTGCAACTCAGATTCTTAAGAAAGAGAACATCGAGTTTGATCCTAAGGTAGTTGCAGAACTTATCACAAAACACTTCCCAGATTATCGTAGGATGTTAAATGAACTCCAACGATACTCCGTTTCTGGTAAGATTGATTCTGGTATCTTAGTTAATGTCAGCCAAGAATCATATAAAGATCTAATCAAATTTCTTAAAGAAAAGGACTTCACTAATGCACGTAAGTGGGTTGGTAAGAATTCTGATTCAGATACAACTGGATTGTTTAGAGAACTTTATGATAATTCTGTTTCATTCATGGTTCAAGATAGCATTCCAGCACTCGTTTTAATTTTGGCTAAGTATCAGTATCAGGGAGCATTTGTAGCTGATCACGAACTAAATATAATGGCAGCACTCACCGAAATTATGGTTGAGTGTAAATTTAAATGAGGATGCTATGGAACATTTTATTTGGATAACATTAGTTTTTATATTAGGTGCTGTCTATGGATGGGGTGCCAGAGAGAGATCTGCCAAGAAACATGTTGAAGACATTCTTACGGATCTAGAGTCTGAACTGAAACAACCGCATGATGACTCATATATTAACATTGTCATAGAAAAACACAACAATGTGTTTTATGTATACGGTAACGATAACGAATTTATGGGTCAAGGAAACGACAGGCTAGAATTAGAACAATCTCTTGCAAATAGATTTCCTGGAAAACGATTCATTGCAAAGACCGAAAATCTAAAGGATATAGGTTGGGGTTTTAAACATGAGTCCGTTTGATTTCATAAATGCAATAAACGACACAAAGAAGAATTTATTTGAGGATCCACAGGCTACTAAAGATTATAAACCATTCATTGTAAATAGAGGACTTTCGTATTTTCCAGATACTGTTCTTTACGCTAACGAGATGAATAAACATCCCGATTTAGATAAAGACCAGCAATTTTCTTATTTCCTAAATATTATTTCGAAGAAGAAACGATTCAGTAAATGGTCTAAAAAAGACGCAGATACTGCATCTATCGAACTCGTTAAAGAGTATTATGGGTATTCAAGTGAGAAGGCTAAAGAAGCATTAAGCATCTTAAGCGAACAAGACTTGACTATGATAAAAGAAAAATTATACAAAGGTGGAAAACCATGACAGTCGAAATGATTTATTATGACTGGAAACCAGAGTCGATGCTTGAGGTGACATTGCATGAACCAGATAACTTCCTAAAGGTTCGTGAAACTCTAACTCGCATTGGTATTGCGTCCAGAAAAGAACAAAAATTATATCAATCCTGCCACATCTTACATAAGCAGGGTAGATATTTTATTGTCCATTTTAAAGAGCTATTTGCTTTGGATGGTAAAGAATCGAATATCACTAGTGGTGATATCGAGCGCAGAAATGCTATTGCTGGTTTGCTTCAAGATTGGGATCTATTAAAGATACTAAATAATACGCAGGCAGAGCAAAAAGCATCTTTGTCGCAAATTAAGGTCGTCTCTTTTAAAGAGAAAGATCAATGGGAACTAGTACCGAAATATAACATAGGAAAAAAATCAAAATGATTAAACTTGAACTTGAAATTAATGAAGTAAACACTATTCTTGCATGCTTGGGTAAACACCCTTTCGAGGAAGTTGCGAACTTAATCGTAAAGATTAAACAACAAGGTGACCCACAAGCAACTGTAGCAACTGCTGAAGCGACTGCAGAAGCAACTGCTGAATAAAGAATTCACCTTAGGACCACTAAGTTACGAATCGTTGGTAAAGCTGTCAGTACGTTAAGCTGTCGCTGGAACCAGTAACCAGCAAACCTCTATGCCCATTTGGGGTAGAGTAATTTTATAAACTCGCTTAATAGGAGAAAACTATGGGTAATAATTTACCATTGCTATTTGGTCCAGGCTTTAAGGACTTCGACAAATTCTTTGTCGGTTTCGAAGACACTGCAAAACAACTTCAAACTTTGCATGCTGATCTGACGAAAAACATCCCCAACTATCCACCATATAACATTCGCAAGAATGATGATAACAACTACACCATTGAATTGGCTGTGGCTGGTTTCGGTGAGTCAGAAATTGACATCGAGATTGATGGTGGTAAATTAGTTGTTAAGGGTAATGTTGCTGCTGAAACAGATGAGTCAAATGACTACTTGTTCAAAGGTATCGCTACTCGTGCATTCACTCGTGCATTTGCTATCGATGATCACATCGAAGTAAAGAACGCAGAACTTTTCAATGGTATGTTAAAGATTTTCTTGGAGCGTTTAGTTCCAGAAGAACAAAAACCAAAGAAAGTACCAGTTAAGTCTGGTAATGGTAAACAGTATCTAACTGAGGAAGATCTATGATATTAATTAAATCTTTAAAAAGATTTGTTATGTCAATGTTTGAAGCCCTAGTTGAAGCACGCAAAGCAAGAGCAGAAGCAATCACAAGAGGTATCGGCAGATGAAAACGATCCTCCAAAAATTGTCTAGCATTTTTAAATCAAAATCAGCATTGGAAGAATTTATTCTTTCTAAAAATCCAATGAACGCAGGTGATGTAGAACACTGGACTAGAGTATTCAACCACTCTCAGTATAGGGGATTATAATGCTTAATTGGATCCCAATGACAGATGATGATTGGGATTGGGTAAACGGTAAAGTACCACCAAATCCAAATAAAAAGTGATCATACAAGTAGGGGAACTTCGTGTTCCCCTAAATACTTGTATGATGAAAGCAAAACTCTCAGCCAATCTAATCTCATTTGTGCTTGTGCGCAGAGGGGATTGGGTATTTAAAGTGTCTGTGTTTAAGAACAAACAGATACTAGTAGTGGCTCATCCATTTATATGGGATACGGATCATACTTTGATCCGTGCTTTCAACAATCAAGATGATGCTGCACAATTTATTGACCAACTTGCGAAGGATAATGATGATCAAAGTTTTTAAAATGATTAGTGGTGAAGAACTTATTAGTAAAGTGACTGATAGAACTGATGTTGGTTACGTATTAGATTCTCCTGCTGTTATTATGATGCAACAAACAGAAACTGGTGTTGGCGTTGGAATTGCTCCATACATGCCATATGCTACAGGTGACGTGACTTTATATGCATCAGCCATTGCGTCAGAGGGAACACCAGACGTAAAAATGGAGAACGAATACAATCGGATTTTTGGCTCAGGCATTCAAGTCGTATCCGCATTCTGATCCCCTTAAAACAGCCTCTAGGCTGTTTTTTTCACCTATAGGGGCTATGCCATTCCCTAGCGTCCTAGACCCTTCTAGCCCTTCCTAGGGGTTCAAAATTCCCTTATAAATCAACAACTTACGAAAAGTAACCCTTTAGGATTACTTTTAATAACCCTATTCCCAGTAGGGTTTTGCAAAATACTTGTTGCCTTTAATTCAGCCCTGAGCGATAATATATCTTATGATGAATCGGAAAGGAACTGAAATGTCTGTAGTTTACAAAAGCAAAGATCAACTCCGTAAAGAGACTGAAAAAGCATTGAAGAAATTCTTAAAGTCTGGTGGAGCGATTGAAACTGTTAAAGCACGTAAAGCACCTAAGATGTTAATGCGTGCCAAGAACTCTCGTGGATTCGTTTCTGGAACTTCTGGCTTTGCCACTGGTTTTCCACGTAAGACAACTGTTTAACTATGGAGCACATTATGCAATCTTGGAACGAAATGTCCCCTCTTGAGCAAGCCCAATGTATCCACTGGGATATGTATAAGGATGCGTATGGTGTGCGTCCTCGTGGTATTGATACTTCTGATTGGACGCTGGAGCAATTTGAAGCAGAATTCAAATTGCTTGGTGAAACGATTGAGCGAGAAGAAATTGCTCGCAAGGAAGCTGAAGCGCAAGCCATTGCTAAGTTTGAAGATCGTGTTCTCAATCTTATGCACACTGGCACTAATCGTGAGCGAGTGATCGCATGGTTGATGGATGCTGAGGGTGCAGATGGCGACAAGGAGTATGCTTGCTTCTTGATGGGTCTGCCGTATGGTTATTTGAGTAAATAATTTTTAGGAGTTTGTTATGGGTTTGGATATGTATTTGTCAGCTAAGAAATATATGAGTCGTTATTTCGATCCAGCTGATTCTGAAAAGATTAAAACTATCAACGAAGTGTTTGGTATTGAAGGTGACGAAGATGGTGACTATGGTGCGCAAGAAGTAATCTTTCGTGTAGCCTACTGGCGCAAAGCCAATGCCATCCACCAGTGGTTTGTTGATAACGTGCAGAATGGCACTGATGACTGTGGTGAATATGGAGTAACTCGAGAGAAACTCGAAGAATTGATGACTCTTTGCGAAGCGATTATCGCTGAGCCCAAGAAAGCCAAAACCCTTATGCCAACTGCAAGTGGTTTCTTCTTTGGATCAACTGAGTACGATGACTGGTATATGCAAGATATTCAACATACTGCTGATCGAATCAAAAAGATCCTAGCCGATACCGCATTCACTCGGTGCGATTTTTACTATCAGTCGAGCTGGTAATGAAAGCATTCCAAGAAACAACTAAGGACTGGGTAGGAAATGTGAGCAATCACATCTACTACCTTTCTGATGACAAACGCAAACTGTATGCATTCTATAATATTGACAGTGGGCTGGTGAAGAAGTTTAGTAAGCCAATTGGATTTGATCCACGCTATCGTACTTTTAAGGAATTGAAACGCAAATGAACATTAATGTTTTTCTGAATGAGTTAGCAGCGAATCCCTCACGCAACTTTAAAATCGATCAACTAAAAGCAAACATCAATAACGAAGTCTTGCGTGAGGTGATTCGTTTGGCACTAGATCCCTTCACTCAATTTTATCAACGTAAGATTCCAGAATATACTGCTAATGGTGGTGGATGTCTAGTCCAAGCCATGGAAGATTTGTATGATCTTTCTAGCAGAGAAGTTACAGGGAATGCAGCAATCCAGCGATTGACTGAGATTCTAAGTGGACTGGATTCTTGTAATGCTAAAGTCATTGAACGAATCATTCAGAAGGATCTAAAATGTGGAGTACAAGTGTCAACCGCAAACGCAGTGTGGACTGGTTTGGTGAGCGAATATCCAGTAATGTTGTGCAGCCAATTCGAGCAGAAACTCGTAGACAAAATAAACTTTCCAGCATACGCCCAAATGAAAATGGACGGTATGAGGTTCAACGCAATCGTCAGAGATGGTAAATGTGAATTTAGGAGTAGAAACGGAAAAGAAATTTTATTGCTTGGTAACCTTGAGCAAGAATTTATTGCTCTTGCTGGCTCTGTGGATTGCGTGTTCGATGGTGAGTTATTGGTTATGCTTGATGGTGATTATCAGTTTGCTGATCGCCAGACTGGTAATGGAATCTTAAACAAAGCCAATAAGGGAACAATCTCAGTAGAAGAAGCAGCAATGGTTCATGCCACTGTTTGGGATTTAATTCCTTATGTTCAATTCATTGATGGATATTGTCCAACTCCATATGCAAAACGATATGCTACTTTGCAAGCAATTGTAGAGAAACAAAAATCAAAAGATAAAAAGATTTGGAATGTGACTTCAACTATTGTGCAAACTTTAGAAGAAGCACAAGAGATCTTCCAAGGTTATCTTGCAGATGGATATGAAGGTATCATTCTTAAAGATGGTGCAGGTGTTTGGGAAGATAAGCGTAGCAAAACTCAGATCAAATTCAAGGGAGAACTTGAATGCGATCTTAAGATTGTTGCAGTCGAAGAAGGTAAAGGTAAGGCTGTAGGAATGTTAGGTGCAATTATCTGTGAATCAGCAGATGGTATTGTAAAGGTTTCTGTTGGCTCAGGATTTACAGATGCACATCGCAAACAATACTGGAAAGAAAACTTAGTTGACAAAATTGTCGCTGTGAAGTATAATAGTCGTATAAAAAATAAAACTGGTGAAGAGTCTTTATTCCTCCCAGTGTTCATTGAAATTCGTGATGATAAAGATACTGCAGATTCTGCAAAGGATATAAAATGAAAGTAGTAATCAATTCTTGTTATGGTGGTTTTGGTCTTTCCAAAGAGGCATGTCAACGCTATTGGGATTTGAAAGGTGTTAAAGTTTGGATCGAGGACGACACTAAATTTGCGTCAATGGGCTTGTTCACTGTGTGGCTTGTTCCACCAGAAGAACGTCTTGAATCAAAAGAAGGTGACGCATTCTACTCAATGAGCATGGATGAACGAATAGAATATAATAACAAACGCTCAGAGCAGACTTGGTATTATCGAGACACAGAACGTAATGACCCACTGTTGGTTCAGGTTGTTGAGCAACTTGGCCAAGTTGCTGCTGGTCGTTGTGCTGAATTGAGGATAGTAGAAATTCCAGATGGAATTGATTACACTGTTGAAGAATACGATGGTATGGAACATATTGCCGAATCACATAGGACATGGTCATGAGAAAAGAATTAGACGAAGCACTGTGTGCAAAATATCCGCTGATCTTTAAAGATCGTAATGGGAATATGCAACACACAGCGATGTGTTGGGGTTTTGAAACTGGTGATGGTTGGTATAATATCATCGATGTTCTTTGTGGTAAATTGTGTAGTGAATACTATGCAGCAAAGAGTCGCTATGAATTCATTAAAGATAAAGTCGGACAGAAGATGTATGGTGGCTCTGGTGATATTATCACACAGGGTGAGATTGATCTCCGTAAACAAATTATGGAAGAAGAAGCCAGCAAGGTTCCAGTTGCTGTTCAAGTAAAAGAAAAGTTTGGTGGACTTCGATTCTATGTTCAGGCTGCTACTGATAAACACTATCAGTATATTTCTTTCGCAGAGTCTATGAGTTATCGTACTTGTGAACAATGTGGTGCTCCAGGAAAACGATACACCAGTGGTTGGCATCAAACTCTTTGCGATATTCATGCAGAGATGGCTGGTAAGACTGAAGAGCACGATTCTGATGAAGGAGATGAATAATGTTTTACGGTAAAGAAAATATGGAAAAGAACTTTGATGTTCTCCTACAGAAACTACAGCAACAAGAATTGTTTTTGTTTGAACCAATGCCAAGTTATAAAACTGGTGAACGATGGACTGATGAATTTCGTATTCGTGATGGACACACTAAACTAGCAGATGGAACATGGGTAACAATTCATAAAGTAAACGACTGGGTTGAGAAACTTAAGAAAGATACCACGGAGTTATATGACCAGTGTCAAAAAAACTATCGTGATATAGATGTATTGAGAGCACAAAAGAATCAGATGGAATTTGGTCTGCGTCATGCGCAGAAATCTTTAAACAAAGCATTAGCAATTGAAGGAGATACCGATGAGTAAATATGTTTTGGTTGAGACAATCTCTCAATTTCGTGAGCGTTATGTTATTGAAGTGCCTGATGATCATAATGAAAAAGAATATCCTTGTACTGCTGAACAGTGGGCAGAGGATACTGTTACAATGGAAGAGATGACAGAGTTTTCTCAACATTGGCTTGGTGAAACTATTCTTAGCTCTCGTGAGATTTCCAAAGAAGAAATTATTTCATTATGCGACATAGATAATGACTATTGTAAAACTTGGAATGAGGAACAAAAGATGAATGCCTTTGTCACCAAGATCGGTTACAAGAGAGACTGGTAATTGGCTGATGTTATAATTCTAAGTGGAACAGAATATCGCCCAGACCACCTAGCCAGAGTCCAGCGAGGACTCGGTGCATATAGAGTTGCTTCAGAACTAAAGAAGCAGGGATATGATGCCGTTGTTATTGACTACATTCAGTACATGAGTACTGAAGAGATCATCAACGCAATCTCAAAAGTCTTAACTAAGGATACCCTATGGCTAGGGTATTCATCATCATTTTTTATTTTGAGAAAGAATGATGGATCGCCTCTGTCTCCTGTAGAAAAGTTGTATCAGTCTACACCATACAGACAGATAACTACAATCTATGATTATGTTAGAGCAAACAGTAAAGCCAAGATTGTTTTTGGTGGTGCGTTCTCTTTAATTTCTCAAGCAGATCCAGAAGTAGATTATTACATAGTTGGTTATGGCGATGTGTCAACAGTAGACCTAACGCACTATCTGGCAGGTAAGAAAGATAAAATAGAACACTGTGAAGAAAAATATATCAATGGTTCAAAGACTATTGTTATCGACTCTGGTAAATATCCAGAGCCAGCAATGGATACTCTTCAAACATTTTGGTATGACGATAATGTGAACCTACTTCCAGGAGAAGGTGTTCCATTAGAGTTTGCTCGTGGTTGTATCTTTAAATGTAAGTTTTGTTCTTATCCACTGCTGGGAAAGAAAAAGGGTACTTACATCAGAGACATGGAAGAAGTCCGTGATGAAATGTTAAAACTCTGGGAAACTAGAGGCACTGAGCATTTTTATATCACTGATGATACATTCAATGATGACAATGACAAGATGGAAGAATTCCATAAACTGTTTACATCACTACCTTTCAAACCAAAATTCTCTTGCTTCCTTCGTTTAGATTTAATCGATAGGTTTCCACATCAGGCAGACTTGCTTCTTGAAGCAGGATTGGTTGGTAACTTCTTTGGTATAGAAACATTAAACCATAAAAGTGGTAAGGCTATCGGCAAAGGATTACATCCAGAGAGAGTTAAAGAAAGACTGAAGTGGGTTAGAGATAAATGGAAAAATAAAGTTAACATTGGAACTGCATTCATCTTTGGATTACCATACGACGATGAAAAGTATTTCCAAGAACTTTGGGACTATGTCCACAGTCCAGATTATCCTGCACAGAATACTTCATTCAATGCTCTCTTTATGACAGACAAGAACAAGTCTGCAAACCCATATCAATCTGAGTTCTCATTGAATCCAGAAATCTATGGGTACTCTTTCGATGAGTATGGATGGGTTCATAAAGAACAAAATTTAGATTACAGAATTTGCACTGACATTGCAAACTCTTTCAATAGATCCATGTTGCCTACAACTTACATTGCAGACTTTCAAATGATTTCATACTTGAGTCTTGGAGTTGCCTTGGAAGATATTCTGAGGTATAATCAATTTGATCTGATGAAGCATTATGATATTCCAAAACTAAATGCTGAGAAGATTTTACAATATAAAACTATGGTTGGAGCAATATAATGTTTATTTTTGATGTAGAAACCCTTGGTGTAGAATCAACCTGCGTTGTTCTTAGCGCAGCATTGATTCATTTCGATCCAGAGAAACGTCCAACATATCAAGACTTGTTAGACGATGCTTGCTTTGTCAAGTTAAATGCTAAGGATCAAATCGAAAGATTAAAACGATCCATTGATGCTGGGACACTAGAGTGGTGGAAGAAGCAACACGAATATGTTCATAGCGTTTCGTTCAAACCATCCAGCCAAGATATGTTTGCTGAAGATGCGATTGAAACACTACATAACTATATGAACAAGGTTCCAAATGCTCAGAATCAAACTATGTGGGCACGTGGATCTCTTGATCAAATGGCGATTGATTCATTGGCAACCAAACTTGATATGCAAGTGCTTACAGGATATGCTATGTGGAGAGATGTTCGAACTGCTGTAGATATTCTTTATGGAACCACGAATGGATACTGCGAGATTGATCATCCTTTGTTCAATCGAACTAATGTAATCAAACACCATCCTGTGCATGATTGTGCGCTTGATGCTATGATGTTAATGTATGGAAAGAGTTAATGGAATTTTATACAAGCGTCCATCCGATTGGTGATAAGATCTTTATTCGAGGTTATGAAAAGGGTAAACCATACAAACGTAAACTAGATTTTCAACCAACACTTTATGTGACATCAAACAAACCCTCCAAGTGGAAGACACTGGAGGGAACATTCGTTGATGAAGTGAAACCTGGAACTATCCGTGACACAAGAGACTTTGTGAAACGCTATGATGAGGTGCAGGGTTTCGCAGTCTATGGTAATACTAACTATGCTTATCAATATATCAGTGATAATTATGATACTGTTAACTGGGATATGGAACAGATTAAAGTATTCACTATTGATATTGAGACTGCCACAGAGAATGGATTCCCAGACATACGACTTGCCAACGAAGAAGTCCTTCTAATTACTATCAAAGATCTTCAGTCTAAGCGTATCATTACATTTGGTTCGAAACCATTTGTGCACAATCGTGATGATTTGGTTTATATTACATGCCGTGATGAACAACATCTATTAAAAGAGTTTATGATATTCTGGCAGGATAACTATCCAGATGTTATTACTGGTTGGAACACTGACTTCTTTGACGTGCCATATCTTATTCGTAGGATTGATAGAGAACTTGGTGAATCTTTCTCTAATAAAATATCTCCATGGGGTATGATCAATGAGAGAAAAACATTCATTAAAGGTAATGAAGAACTTCACTACGATATTATTGGTATCTCTCAGTTGGATTATCTGGAACTCTATAAAAAGTATACATATACTAAACAAGAATCATATCGTTTAGATTATATTGCTGAACAAGAACTTGGTGATAAAAAGAAAGAGAATCCAGAAGATAACTTCAAAGATTTTTATACATACCACTGGCAGAAGTTTGTTGAGTATAACGTCCATGACGTAGAGTTGGTTGATAAACTCGAAGATAAAATGCGACTATTGGAGTTGCATTTGACTATGGCATATGCTGCAAAGATTAATCCAGAAGATGTTTACTCTCAGGTTCGTATGTGGGATACTATCATCTATAATCATCTTCGTTCCAAACATATTGTTATTCCTGCCAAGTCTCACTCAGGTAAGGATGCTCAGTTTGAGGGTGCTTATGTTAAGGATCCACTCATTGGTATGCATAAATGGGTTGCTTCTTTTGACTTGAATAGTCTATATCCTCACTTGATTATGCAATATAATATTAGCCCTGAGACATTAACATCTGAAAAGATATCTGTCAATGTGGATAAGTTATTGAATCAAGAAGTTGATCTTTCATATGCAAAACATAGGGATCTTTCTGTGACAGCCAATGGATGGACTTACACTAAAGAAACTAAAGGATTCATGCCTGAGTTGATGGAACAGATGTATGCTAACCGCAGTAAGTTTAAGAAACAGATGCTGAAGGTCCAACAAGAATACGAGAAAGATAAAACTCAGAAACATCTTCTCAAAGATATTTCTCGTCTCAACAACCTGCAAATGGCCATGAAGATTGCATTGAACTCTGCCTATGGAGCCATGGGTAATCAATATTTCCGATACTTTGATATTCGTATGGCTGAAGGTATTACCACTTCTGGACAACTATCCATTCGTTGGATGGCGAACAAGTTGAATGCATTCCTCAATAAAACTCTTAAGACCGAAGGTAAAGATTTTGTTATTGCCATCGACACAGATTCAATCTATCTTTCGTTGGAAGATTTAGTTGAGCGTACCTGTGTAGGTAAAACTGATGAACAGAAAATTAAGTTTATGGATAAAATCTGCGAAGATGTTTTCCAGCCATTCATTGATACTGGTTATCAAGAACTTGCTACGTATATGAATGCGTATGCTCAGAAAATGCAGATGAAACGAGAAGTCCTAGCTGATAAAGCAATCTGGACTGCAAAGAAACGATATGTTATTAATGTTCACAACTCAGAAGGTGTACAATATGCGAAACCCAAAATCAAAGTTATGGGTTTGGAAATGGTTAAGTCCAGTACACCTGCTGTTATTCGAGACAAACTAAAAGATTCATTGGAAGTTATTCTTTCTGGTGATCAGAAGAAGTTACACAAATATGTAACAGATTTTAAAACGCAGTTTGTTAATCTGCCGATTGAAGACATAGCATTTCCACGTGGGGTGAATGGAATTAAACAATATGCTGGTTCTCCAATCTATGCAAAGGGCACTCCAATTCATGTTCGTGGTTCTTTATTGTATAATCATTACACCAAAAAGTTAGGACTAGATAAGAAGTATCAACCAATTCGTGATGGTGACAAAATTAAATTTGTTTATGTTCAAACACCGAATCCTCTACAGGAAGATGTTATAGCATTCCCTCAGCAATTACCAAAAGAACTTGGACTGGAAGCATACATAGATTATGACAAACAGTTTGAAAAAGTATTTCTTGATGCATTACAGATTGTAATCCAACCATTGGGCTGGAAGACTCAAGAAGAAAGTTCATTGGAGGATTTCTTTGGTTAATCATTCTTATTACCCATTAATAAAAATAACAGATAGAAAACCAGTTATATCTGTAGAAGATTCTTTTTCTATAGAACAATTGAACGAATTATTGTTAAAGTTGTCTAATGAGAAAACTCATCCAGCATTAACTGGTCCAGAATTTATTGATGAACATAAACTACAGGAAAGAATAGAAGAATCTTCTAAAGTTAGAAAATCTCAGATTTCATTTTTATACTCAGAGGAATATAATTGGGTATATGATATATTGTGTAAGAGTATTGTTCATGTTAATTTAACTAACTATAATAAAGTTCTATATGGTATGGAAGTGCTTCAATACGGAGAATATGACTCTGAGTATAATGGTTTTTATGGTAAACATTGCGACAGCAGATTGTCTGATGAAGCATTAACCAGATCATTATCATTTTCTGTTCAGTTAACTCCAGAAGAAAATTATACAGGTGGAGATTTATTAATTTATAGCGATGGTGCTACATATACTGCAAATAAAAAGTTTGGATCAATAACTTTCTTTCCTGCAGGAATGATCCATGAGGTAACTCCAGTGATAACTGGGTTTAGAAAAAGTTTAGTTGGATGGGTTCTTGGACCAAGAGTATGAATAACATTCGTGTAATTAAAACTGGTATCAATGTTTCAAAAATAATGAAACAACTTAAACAACATCCAGAAGATTGGGGTGCTGTTCGTCAATTAGATGGTGCTAAAAATGTTATTGATGCACATGGATTTCCAGAAGTTGATGCTGGTGTATTGCAACTTGTGATGGGTAGTGTAGAATCTATAGAACAATATGTTGGTGACAGTGAAATTTCTACACCAACTCCAATGATTAAACATCATACTGAAGTTATTGCATTCTTAAAAAGAAACTTCAAGAAATTTGATCGTTGTGGATTCTTATCATTACCAGTTGCTGGAGAAGTTGGAAAACATATTGACATTGGTAGTTACTATCAAACAAGAGATCGTTATCATCTTTCTATACAAGGAACATATGATTACTCAGTTGGAGATGAAACTGTAAGAGTTGAACCTGGAACACTGTTGTGGTTTAATAATAAACTACCGCATGGAACCAAAAATGTTGGGGATTGTGTAAGAATTACATTTGTATTTGATGTTCCACATTCAAAGAACAATCCATAATTGTCTTGTAATTATACATAGTGTATAATATAATTTTAGGAGAATAAATGTTAGTTAAACCATTGAAGAAAAAAGTTCTTATTGCTGAGAACAAGGCTGCAACCACTACTGAATCAGGCATCATTGTAGAAGGCGCAACCTCTAATAGAGATTCTAAGCAGGGAACTGTTCTTGCGATTGGTCCAGATGTAACAATGGTCTCAATTGGAGATAAAGTTTATATCGAATGGAATAAAGCCCAAGTCGTTAAAATTGGTGACGCACAGCGAGTCATCATCGATGAGGATAATATTGTTGCTGTTGTAGGAGAATGATATGAAAGTATTAAAATTTTATGCTGAGTGGTGTGCACCATGCAAGATGTTGACGAAAGTTATCACAGATGCTAAAGATAAGATTTCGATTCCAATTGAAGAAGTTGATATCGATCAAAACATTATGATGGCACAGATGTTTAATGTTCGATCTGTTCCAACAATGGTTATTGTAGATAATGAAGAAAAAGAAATCAAGCGTCAACTCGGCTATGTAAATGAAGAGGCATTGTTAGAATTTTTGAAAGGTTAATATGAGCATTCTTGATAAGATTAAAAAGAATAGTACAATCAAAGATTCTGCTATTCTTGCGAACTCAAAATTCTTTACGAAGAAGGATATGATTCCTACTTCAATCCCAATCATCAACGTGGCTCTTTCTGGTCGTCTTGATGGTGGTCTTACTCCAGGACTTACAATGTGGGCTGGTCCAAGTAAACACTTCAAAACAGCATTCAGTTTGCTAATGGCAAAATCTTATTTGGATAAGTATGAAGATGCAGCACTTCTCTTTTACGACTCTGAGTTTGGTACTCCGCAGTCTTACTTTGACAGCTTTGGTATTGACAAAGACAGGGTGCTCCATACTCCTGTTACAGATGTTGAACAACTCAAATTCGACATCATGCAGCAACTGCAAGGACTCGAACGTGGCGAGCGTTTGATGATTGTTATTGACTCCATCGGCAACTTGGCTTCTAAGAAAGAAGTTGAAGATGCGCTTGATGGTAAATCTGTTGCCGATATGTCTCGTGCGAAGCAGATGAAGTCATTGTTCCGTATGGTTACACCTCACTTGTCTTTGAAAGACATTCCGATGGTTGTAGTGAACCATACATATAAAGAGATTGGTTTATATCCTAAGGATATCGTTGGTGGTGGCACTGGTTCATACTACTCTGCTGACAACATCTTCATTCTTGGTCGCCAGCAAGAGAAAGATGGAACCGAAGTCACTGGTTACAATTTTATTATCAATGTAGAGAAAAGTAGATATGTTAAAGAAAAATCTAAGATACCTGTTAGCGTATCTTTTGATGGTGGTATTAGCAAGTGGAGCGGTCTATTGGATGTTGCACTCGAGTCAGGACATGTTGTCAAGCCTAGCAATGGTTGGTATGCAAAGGTAGATGAAGATGGTGTTGTTGAAGATAAGAAATATCGTTTGAAGGAAACCGAATCGAAAGATTTCTGGATGCCTATTCTTACCAACAAAACTTTCTATGAATACATTAAGAACAAGTATTCAATTGGACAGGGAGATATGGTTCAATCTGATGCTATTGATAAAGCATTGGAAGAACTAGAATTTGATGAGTAATCTTCTATCAGATCCACCTATTACAGTTGTAGAAAATCGCAAGAGCGGTGTGGAAGCATTGCGGTTGACAGATGGACCATACAAAGGTATAATATATTCATATGGTAAAGTTTCTTTCGAAGAAGAAGGTGAACATTGCCATATGAACTTTGAATATGATATTATTGACGATATTGGTATGGAGTACGATCCAGATGATTTTGTAACTTATATCGGTGATATTTTATCATATCTTATTGTTAAACAATTACAAGAAAATAGTATTTCATACACAGGCGGTATTGATGAGAATAGAAACGAAGATCCTGAGCAATCTGATAAATGATGAACAATATTGTAGAAAAGTAATTCCTTTCATAAAGAAAGAATATTTCTCAGAGAGAAAAGAATCTGTCATCGCTAATGAGGTTGTTAAGTTTTTCACAACGTATAACAAACCAGCATCCAAAGAAATTCTTTCAATTGAAGTCAGCAATAGAAAAGATCTTAACGATAAAGAACTAGTAGAAATAAATGAGTATTTAAATAGTCTTAGTATTGAACCAACCAATGAAGATTGGTTAATGGAGAACACTGAGAAGTTTTGTAAAGATAGGGCAGTATATAATGCAATTCTTAAATCAATTCAAATTATTGATGGTAGAGACAAAACTCACACAACTGATTCTCTTCCCTCTATTCTCAGTGATGCTCTTGCTGTGTCTTTCGATAACCATATTGGTCATGATTACATCGATGATCATACAGACCGCTATGATTATTACCATAGGGTGGAAGAGAAAATTGCTTTCGACCTTGATATGTTTAATAAAATCACTAAAGGTGGACTATCAAAGAAAACATTGAACATTGCATTGGCTGGTACTGGTGTTGGTAAGTCTTTGTTTATGTGTCATATGTCTGCTGGTTGTCTAACGCAGGGTAAAAATGTATTATACATAACAATGGAGATGGCAGAAGAACGAATCGCTGAACGTATTGATGCCAACCTATTGAACCTTACAATGGATGAGTTGAAAGTTATCGATAGAGATATTTACGAAACACGCATTGATAAAATTGCCAAGAAAACTAAAGGTAAACTAATCATTAAAGAATATCCAACAGCAGGTGCTCATTCTGGTCATTTTCGAGCACTGTTGGAAGAATTAAAGTTAAAAAGAGATTATGTTCCTGACATTATCTTTATCGACTATCTTAATATCTGCGCCAGCCAACGTATGAAGCAAGGTGGAAGTATTAACTCTTATACATATATTAAGTCCATTGCAGAAGAGTTGAGAGGTCTTGCAGTCGAGTATAATGTTCCGATTGTATCGGCTACACAAACTACTCGATCAGGTTTCACAAACTCCGATCCTGGACTCGAAGATACTTCTGAATCGTTTGGATTGCCAGCCACTGCAGACTTTATGTTTGCATTGATTAGTAATGAAGAACTAGAAGCATTGAATCAAATAATTGTCAAGCAATTAAAGAACAGATATAATGATCCTAGTTACTTCAAAAGATTTGTTATTGGAATTGATAGATCAAAGATGAGATTATATGATGTTGAGGCATCTGCGCAAGTTGGATTATCTGACTCTGGACAGGAAGATGATGGACCAGTATTTGATAAAGGCAATTTTGGTAAACGAATGAACTCAGAAGAAAAATTTAGCGGATTTAAGTTTTAGGAGAAAATATGGTTAAAGTAATCGTTGCAAAAGAAAAGATTGACTGTGGTCCAGATGGATTGAATCTTGAAGGTAAATTCGTTGATGAGTCACACTATGATTTTCTAATTGAAGAAGATTGTGATGTTTATATGCCTGCACCAATTGATGGTGGAGATCCTTATAGTGAACAGAGAATTGTTTTAAAGTTTCGTAAGAACTACTTCTCTAAAGAGCAACAGGATCAAGCATATACTGGTCTACGTGAAGCAGCAACTGAAACCCAGAACAGAGGTAAAGCAGCTGGTCCACGTGGTGACAAATTAGGTAATCGTGAGTGGGTTACTGAATATGAGTATGCCATTCTAGAATACTTTGAAGAAGCAAAGGCTATGCTTGGAGAAGATCCAATCGAAGCAATTCGAGAGAAATATAAATGTAAACTAGATAAACCATCCACAAGAAATAATGTATGGGGCATTCAAGCAGTAAAGAAAGACAATTTTGTTTTTGAAGACTGGGTTGAAGCAACACGAAAACTTTCTCCTGTAGAAATGCATGCAGAATCTTTACGTGTTCAGAAGAAGTATGTTTGTCCAACTACCTATGCTAATGGTGTTCTTTCTGGTATCGCTGGTTGGTTCGATCGTTACCCACGTATCCCTTATGGTCGTGCCACTTCTTATACTGCAAACAACTTTGATAAGTTTAAAATGTCATATCCATTCTTACAACAGTTGGCGAAAGGATTCAAACAGTTTTTGCCAGAACGATATGAAGCACAGATGAAAGCTGCAAGGCAACTTGATCCAGCATTCTTAGTTCCAGAAACTCCATTCACAACTGTTACTGTTAACAATACATTCAGGACTGCAGCACATTATGACGCAGGTGATTTGAATGCTGGTTTGTCTAATCTATTGACACTATCTAACGATGGTAAGTATACTGGTGGGTATTTGATTGCACCAGAGTATCGTGTTGCTGTTAATCCACGTCCAGGTGACTTGCTCTTGATCAACAACCACGAAGTTATGCATGGCAATACACCAATTGTTTGTCCAGAAGGTTCTGAACGAATTTCTTTGGTTGTTTATTTCCGTGAGAAAATGCTTGAGTTGGGTAGCAAAGAATACGAAGATGCTAGATATGAATATGTCGAAGGTCGTAGACTTAATAAAGAACATCCAGAGCATAAAGATCGTCACCTTTGGAATGGTGTAACATCAGGTATGTGGGATGAACAAGAATGGTATGACTTCTTACGTAATAAAAAGAATGGAGAGGAAATGCTTGCCAAGTATCATCCTACAACTAAGAATGCGCTAGAGGAGTTTTTTGCATAATGTGCGCAATTATAGGTGCTGTTCTAAAAAATCCTCGTAAAGAGGATTTTGAAATGCTTCGCAGAGTGTTCTTGGAATCTAAGATTCGTGGAATGCATGCGACAGGAATCTCCTTCCTACCAAGTTGGAGTGATAAAGTGGTAACAATCAAAGACGCAATTTCTGCGGATAAGTTTGTTGATATACATATGCATATTGATAACATGAAGGAGATGGTTAATGGAGATGGTACTCTTTACCTTATTGGTCACTGTAGATATAGCACTAGCGATCTATCTTATAATCAACCAATAGCAAACGAAACAAAATCCATTGTTCACAATGGTGTGATTACTCAAGAACTTCCAGAGAATTGGAGTAACTTGTATCCATATAAATTTGAAACTAAGAATGACTCTGAATTAGTTTTGCATTCAGATGATCCTCTGAGAGAATTCCCAGATGCATCAATGGCTGTTTGCGAACTCTATGCAGATCGTAAGTTGCGTTTCTATCGTAATGGTAAACGTCCATTATACTTGACAAATATCGAATGTGGTAGTATAATTACTTCTACAGCAGATGTTCCAAAACGTGCTGAAGTTGCAGGATTCCCCATCAATGTTTTTATGAATCATTATAATACATTTGATGGAGACCTTGCACTGACAATTGAAAGAGTAGACATACCAAACGCAATAGATTATCAATCAGATGTTATTCGTTAATTCAACAAAAGTAGAACAACTTATTAAAGACAGTCCAGCTGGTAAGAATACAAAATTCTTATCGGCTGCACATTCATTATGGTATCGTTTTCATAATTATGAAAAATCTTTACCACTGGCATATGAAGTTAATGGTGAGGTTGTTTCTTTAATATTCGCTACATTCAATCGTGATGGTTATGCGAATCTATATGAGATTGTTACACTTGAAGGTAAAGAAGGGAATGGATATGCAAGTAAATGCTGGGATGCTTGGATTAAATACGCAGTTGAAGAACGAAACATCCAAAGACTCAAAATATCATGCACTCCATCTTCCGTTACGTGGCACAATAAAAATGGTCTCATTTTCTGGGCAGTCGATCCAACTGGCTCTCTCAGATCTGACCAACCATTATTTCCTACGAGAATGGAACAAATAGCCTATCGTAATAATGCAATCGTGAATCCACTTCAGGCACTACCACCATATAAAGCAAGAACTCAATTCTTGGCTGAAGGATTGGAGTCATATAAGTGGGGTGAAAAGAAAAAAGCCAAGACACAAACCGCAATTGATGCTGTTGGTAAATCTTGGTTACGTGATGCATTGATGAACCAACCATCACTTGAAGAATTTTTATAATGGATTATCGTTTACAAGAAAATCGTAGAGAAGCATTCATTCGCTGGTACGCATGGTCACTGAAGTATGATGACTGTGATCCAGCTGTTTGGTGCACTAATTATCTTAATAAGAGATATGAACACAATGACGAACAGCGTCTTTGGTTTGCATGGCTTTATGGTAATACATATCAATTGCAAACTGCATGGGTGCTCATGAATGAGTTTCCTGATTATGAATTAGCAACAGTTGATAGAATCACTCAATGGAATACATCTAACTATAAGAGACTACGATATCAAACTGACACGAAGTGGAACAAAGGTCATCTTCCAGCCATGTTCGAGTCTTACCAAAAATTTATAGGAAACGGAACACAACGTGATAGGATGGAAAGTTTTTATGCATCATCAGAGGAAGACACTTTTGATAGACTGTGGGAGGGGATTAAGTCTAGCCTTCATAAATTTGGTCGTTATTCCACTTGGTTTTACTTACAGCATCTTAAACATACTGCTGGCATCTCTGTTAATCCTACTTCTCTCATGTTGGACGATTATGATGGTTCCCGTAGTCATCGCAATGGACTTCTTTATGCCCTTGGACAAGAATCCGATTGTGATCGAAGACTCAGTGATGTGGAGTATTCAAACCTCGAAGTACATGCAAAGGAAATTCTGGAAGAAAGTAAAAGACGATTCCCTGACTTAGCAGGACAGATTGACTTCTTTACTATGGAAACCTGTTTGTGTTCGTTTAAGAAACTATTCAGAGAACACCATGGACGTTACCTTGGTTACTACCTAGATCGTCAGGCTGAAGAGATTATTAAAGCAGAAAGTGATAGTTGGTATGGTATTGACTGGGATGTTCTTTGGCAAGCACGTGAAGAAACAATTGATTTTAGACTAGACCATAAACGTGGTATTAGCAAAGAAAGATTTTCAAGATTTTTAAATACAGGTAAGTTAGAAAATCTTGAATGGATATTTGATGATGAAGAAATTATTTTAACTGGCTTGGAGAATTTTTTATGAACGATAATATATTAATGGGTACTATGCAGAATCCTTCTATTTGGACTACTACAACATCACCTAATACATTAACTCCTAATACAATAATGTCAAATCCTTCTGTTATAACTCAAACTAGTACTAATACGAACATGGGTGCTATTAATAATACTCGTTACAATACGGATGCATTATTGGAAAAATATGAATTGAATCAACTTTATGTTGAACATAGAGTTTCTTCTCAAGAATTACTTTCATTGAAAGATACTGATCCAGATTTTATGCAGCACATTAAAGAAAAACTAACACTTGAGTGTTCGAAAGAACTTGTGCGTAAGATGTCTTTCACTAAGAAACATGATGTAGACATGGATTCACATTCTTATCGTGGACGTGTTTGGGTATTCACTAAAGAAGAGTTAGTGAATATGATTGAAGATCTTAAAGGAAGAGTATGATGTTTGATAAATTTGGTGTGGTAGATGAGATTAGTGTTCAACTGATTAAGAACACTATTAAGACTAGAAAGATTATAGCAGTTGGTGGGCAACCTGGAACTGGTAAAACAACTTTATTCCGTAAGTTTATGGAAGATAAAGAATGGATTAAGGGTGAACCAGCAAAGTTAGTTTCTGCTATGTATAACACCCAGAAAGACCTATACATTTTAGGTAAGTATGAAGATGGTGAAACCTTTGCTGGAACTGATCGCCTTTCAATGGCTGTCCAACCCAACCTACAAGAATGGATCTCCTCTCATAATTGTAACATTCTTTTCGAAGGTGATAGGGTCTTTAACCAGTCATTCCTAGAATTTTGTATGGGACTCCCAAATACAGACTTACAAGTAGTCTATTTAAAAGCACCAAAAGAGATCCTAGAACAACGCTATAAAGATCGTGGATCTGACCAATCTGAAACTTTCCTAAAGGGTAGAGAGACTAAATATAGTAATCTATTATCAAACTTTGATTTGATGCCCTATATTACTGAGTTTGCAAACACTAACTTAGAGGAGCAGGGGAAAGTACTTGCACATTTGGAAAAGCAGTTTAGTTAAGCAAGCACTTTCTGGGAATTATGAATTTCCTAGAAAACGCAAAATTCGACTGGGTGGACTTACTCAACTTTAATGAGCGTCCATTTAGGGCTAAACTTATTCCATCTAAAGTGTGGGAAGACTTAGATAACTACATACACGACCCTGTAGGACTAGCAAACTATTTTAGAAAATGGCGAACTAAAATAGAATGGAAAACGCAAAAGTCCAAGGCTAAAATATTCCAGACTTATGTAGCTATTGGTGGAGAATACGATCCAGAAAAAAGACAGTGTATTCTTATCATCTATACTTTAGATTTCGATAAGTTCAATTTCACTGCTGAATCTTGGGATAAATTTAAGTTTAGATTATTACAAACTTTAATGCATGAGATGATTCATTTTATGCAGTTCGATAGAAGAGACGATGAATGGAGCACATACGTTGTTCCATATAAAAAAGTTGGTAATAGAAAGAAAGATGCTGAACGAGAGTATCTTTCTGAATTTGATGAGATACAAGCATATGCGCACTGTGTGTATCTAGACTTAAAAATGCGCAGACCTCGAGTAGAAATCAACGACCTGTTGAATCGTTATAAAACAAAACGAGATTCGTCTACTCTTCACTACTTCCTAAAAACATTCGATTACGACATAAAGAATAACCCTGCCACACAGAAGATTATTCAACAAGTCGGTAAATGGGATCGTAAATACAAACGAATGACTTGACCTAAATAGTTTGTTATTACTATAATAAACTGAAATGGCAACTTACAAGTACGCAGAAATGGCAGTTACTGCCAAAAACATAGCAGATTTTCTGAAGAAGAAAGGTTTATCTTCTTCAGTTAAGACATCACGTTATCAAACTCAGATCAAGTCTGTGGAGGTTGCTTATGCTGGTACTCTTGATGATATGTTAAAGAAGGCAGGAATTTTTTCTAAATTATCAGACATTACAGCGACAGACGAGAAAGCAATTTCTGGTAAATACAAAGCCAAACTTTTGACATTAGCATCACCAATAGCTGGATGTAAGAAAGGTGAAACCTGTTTCATTCTTAACACATATACAGAAAAAGGATCTTTAAAGACTAAAGATCTTGCTCCAGAAAAATTAAATCTAACTAGTGAGAAGGGATATAATTCTCTTACTGCATTTGATAAAGACGTTTATGATGGCATCAATAAATTAAAAGTAGATGCAGATATAAAGACTGCTTTAACAAATCTATACAAATCAGTTTCAGATAATAAATCTAAAACTGATACAGTTGCATTTAATGCAGCAGCAAAGAAGGCAATGTCTTCTGTTAAACCACAAGACAAACAAGCAATAGGTAAAGACTTCGGAGAGATTTTATCATTAAGATGGTATCTCACTCAAGAGCATGCTAAGGGATGGACACAATTTGGTTTCTCTGTTATAAGCAATGAAGCACTAGTTGACTTCTACATTAATAAAACGATTAGTGGTAAAAAAATAAAAACAGATGTATCAGCAAAATTTGAGGCTGGTGCTGCACCATCTATTGGAGCCATCGTTAATAACATTGACAAAGTATATAAGAATCCAAAGACAGATGAACTGAAGGCTATTAATGTATTAAAAGCACTTGCCAGTACAGATGGTAATACTTCTAGTAAAATTCTTAAAGCATTTGAAACATTAAAATTACCTGCTTATGATAAATTAAAAAAGGTCGTTGGAGCCAGAGGAGTGTTTACAGTTTCTGATGTTGCAACTTCTATTCAGAAGATCGCTTCTGCTTCTAAAACTCCAGCGAATAGAATAAAAATGTTTAACACTGAGTTTAAACCAATTTATGAAGAACTTGGTAAAAATGCGAGCGAAGACTCTTTAAATGTAGTGTTCAGTACTCCAACTTATAAGAAATACCATTCATTGGTACTGGCTCCAATGGGTTATTCTCTCGTAGATTATATGAACAAGAACAAAATCTATCAGGATATCCTTAATAATATTAGCAGAGAGATGAAGACTGAACAAGTCTATCTTAACTTTTCTGGGGATAATATGGCTTTCCATAAAAAGCTGTTCTCCAATGCTGAATTTAAGTTTGCATATGGAGCCAATGCCAAGGATTCTGATAATACTGGTATAAAATTCTCGATGAAATAATATAGATTATAAATAAGATATAATACTATACAGATGGATTAAATGAAAGATTACAAACAACTCATTAGAGAACTACCCTCAAAAACTGTAGTTCTAGCCTGTGGAAAGTTTAACCCTCCAACTGTCGGACATGAACTTATCGTAAGGGCTGTCAAAGCACTGGCTGAGCAACGTAGCGCAGACCACGTAATCTATGCATCCAATGTTAGCGATGCGAAAAAGAATCCATTATTAGTAGAAAAGAAATTACATTATCTTAATCTGATATTTCCTAAGACCAACTTTGTTGAGACTTCGGATAGTTTAGTCGAAACTGTTAAAAAATTAAAAGAAAGTTATAAGAATGTTATTCTTGTGGCTGGTGGTGATATTCCAAAATCTCTAAACAAACTTGGGATTGACATTATCACTACTGGAGAAAAAGATCCAGATGATTTAGATGTCGTTCGTTCATACGCTATTAAAGGATTGTATGAAGAATTTAAAAAAGTATTACCTTCTTCTATTCGTGAGTTAGATAGTCGTCGTCTAATGAATGATGTAAGGCTTGGTTCTGGATTAGATACGATCAAAGAAGAAATAAATTTAGTTAAAGATACACTACGTGAAGATTACTTTCATGGTAAAATCTTTAATGTTGGTGATATTGTAGAATCAAATGGTAAAGAATACGAAATTGTTAAGCGTGGATCTAATCATCTCTTATTAAAAGAAAATAAAGGTAAATTAGTATCAAAGTGGATACAAGACGTTAAGCCAAAATCATTTAAAAAATGGAGAGTGAATAATGGATGAGTTAAAGACGTCAATTAAAGTTTTGTTGGCCAATGCCACAGTAATGTATTATAAAACACACCAATTCCATTGGAATGTTGAGGGTATAGAGTTCACTCAATACCACGAATTCTTTGGAGATCTATATACTGATGTCTATGAATCTATAGATCCAACAGCCGAATTGCTACGCAAGTTAGATGAATATACACCAGTTAGTTTGGATGAACTATTTAAGTTTAAAACAATAAAAGAAGAAACAACTAGAGTTGTTTTACTTTCAGATATACTCGATAGTCTATTAAAAGCAAATCAAGAAGTGCTCACAAGCCTAAATATGGTGTTCGATCTTGCAACTAAAAATAAGAAACAAGGTATTGCTAATTTTGTTGCTGATCGTATTGATACGCATGAGAAACATGCATGGTTCTTACGTGCTTCCGCTAAAAAGGTAGGATAAAATGTTTTCATTTAAAGAATTAATCGAAGAAGGTAAACGTACTGGATGTACTTGCTGGACAGGTTACAAACGTAAACCTGGAACTGATCCATGTGAGTCTGGTTCATGTATCAAAGAAGGTGAACGTGGTTTGTGGGATAACATCCATGCTAAACAAAAACGAATCAAAGCTGGTTCTGGTGAACATATGCGTAAACCTGGAAGCAAAGGTGCTCCAACTGCTGCTGCGCTAAAAGCATCTCAAACAAACGAAGAAGATATTGGTAAACATAATAACGCAACAACAGGATTTAAACCTCTTGTTGATAAACTTACACCAAAATATGGTAAAGAAGTAGCTGGTAAAATTGCTGGTTCAATTAAGAAAAAAGTAATGGCCAAAGAAGAAGTTGATCAGATTGCTGAGTTAGATACAAAAACTTTAAAATCTTATGTTAATAAAAATCTAAAGTCTAATGATACTAGCGATAAAAGAGATACTGGTTTGTATAGAGCAACAAACAAAATTGCTAAATCT